CAGGAGTGGGGGATGAACCCCATGCTTATGGCTTCTGCACTGCACCGTGGCATAAAACAATACGATTACCTGCTCTGGAAGCAAGGAGAGTTGCAATGATTAGTCATCTCGCCAAACGTCCGAGCGACGTAGATCGGCCATCAACAGATGACTCGGGCTACCGCCGACTGTGGTCTGCCGTGCTGTGGCAGGCGATTAAAGACGCAGATAACGCCGATGGCCGAGGCGCTGCGTTTCATTGGATTTTTTCACGTCGTGATGACGCCGGGTCGATGCGCTGGATTTGCGACATGCTCGACTTTGACTACAACAAGTTGCAGTCGTTGTGCATGACCCGTGATGGCCGTAAAAAAATCTTAGGGAGAGTGTGATGGAGCAAAGGACAACAGAATGGCACACCGCCCGTCTGGGCAAGGTGACTGCCTCGAAAGTGGCTGACGTAGTGGCACGCACGAAGAGTGGCTATGCCGCTACCCGCGCAAACTACATGGCGCAGTTGGTATGCGAACGCTTAACCGGCAAGCCGACTGAAGGATTCAGCAGCGCCGCGATGGAGTGGGGCGTAGAGCAGGAAACCGCAGCGCGTGACGCTTATAGCGCCAAGGTGGGCGAACTGGTCACCGAGGTCGGCTTTATCAACCACCCTGCAATCGAGATGGCAGGTGCCAGCCCTGACGGACTGGTAGGCGTAAACGGCTGCGTTGAAATTAAATGCCCCTCAACTGCCACGCATATTGAGTACCTTTTTGAGCGTGACCCGCCACAAAAATATTTTTATCAGATGCAATGGCAGATGGCCTGCACGGGTACGGACTGGTGCGATTGGGTTTCATACGATCCGAGGATGCCCGAGGAGTTACAACTACTCGTGCTGCGTATCCCACGGGATACAGACTGCATCACCCTCTTAGAGAAAGAGGTATTTGATTTCTTGGCTGAGTTGGATGCTAAAGTTTCTAAACTAAAGGAGATGACCCTGTGAACTATGACAATACCAATCGTGGCGTGCTGTTCCCGAACGACAAAAAGGGCAACGAAAAGCGCCCAGACTTCACCGGCGACCTGAACGTGGGCGGCACGGAGTACAAAATATCCGCGTGGAAGAAAGCCTCAAAGGCTGGTAACAATTTTTTGTCCATTAGCGTCCAATTGAAGGAAGGCCAGCAAAGGCCGCAGAAGCCTGCGCCTGCTGCGGGGCTGACTGAGGACAACTGGTCAAAGGCTGACCTTAACGATCCGTTGGGCTTCTAATGATTAGCGAAGAAAGAGCCGAGAAAGCGCTGCGGTATCTTGTCGATACAGACGAGCCGTGTGCGCTGGCAAAGGCTGAGATGGAGCGTGCTGAGTATGGCTGGAAGGCGACCCGTGAGGCCGTCTTTACTCATGCCGAGGGTACGGTGGCGGAGCGGCAAGCGATTGCCGCGACCCACCATGCCACGAAAGAGTCGCACGAACGGTATTGTGCGGCTGTCGCGCTCTACGCCAAGATGGCGAACAAGCGCGAAACCGAGCGCATCGTCCTCGACACATGGCGCACCATCTCGGCCAACCGACGAATGGGCAGTCCATAAAAAAAGCCCCACCGAAGTGGGGCTGAACGTTCTCTAGGAGAATTACACGGAGAAAATCGCAATGCTCCGTGAGAATAGCAGATTAGTGGGGTTATGCAATGGATGAATACGAAAGTCTCGCGGAAGGTGATGTATCCCAGTTGGCACCGGCTGACTGGTTTAAACGATTCGTTTACGTTGCCGAGGGCGACCTGTTTTTCGATGTAAAAACGCATCAGGATTATTCCCGGCAGACGTTCAATGCCCTGTTTCGGGGTACGCCGTGCTACTCCGTACACAACAAGGCTAGGCGCATCGAGGCGGCTACGTTCTTCGATGAGAACCGGGCTGCGATGGGTAGTTACGTCGCCAACGCCCTAACCTATGCGCCGGGTGAGACGGAGTTACTAAAGAAGGCCGGGGTGGGCTACGTCAATAAGTGGAAGGACTCACGGCCAGCCGCACAGAGCGCGGATGTCTCGCTGTGGCTGAACCACCTGCACCGAATGATTCCTGCCGACTTTGAGCGCGAACACGTTTTGAACGTGATGGCGTACAAGCGCCAGAACCCGAGCCGCAAGATCAACCACGCCGTGCTGCATACGGGTTTGCCGGGTGGCGGTAAGGACACGCTCTGGGCGCCCTTCCTGTGGTCTATTGGCGGAGGGTCGCTCAAAAACATAGCCGTGGCTAGGGCTGAGGAAGTCGCTGGCTCGTGGGGCTATACCTACGAGTCCGAAGTCATCGTGCTAAACGAGATTCGCTACCGCAAGGGCGATGACCGTCGAGCGATGGAAAACAACCTGAAGCCCGTGATCGCTGCGCCGCCTGAGTTGCTGCTGGTCAATAAGAAACAGCAGCACCCGTACTATGTGGTGAATAGGATTTTTGTGTTGGCGTTTAGCAATGACCGAGCGCCAATTACGATACCGGCTGACGATAGGCGCTGGTTCGTCATCTGGTCGCAAGCGCCACGCCTACCGGACGACGAGGCTGCAAGGCTGTGGGATTGGTACGGCAAAGGCGGCTTTGAGGCTGTGGCGGGTTACCTCGATGCGCGAGACGTTAGCGCGTTCAACCCCGGAGCCGTGCCACCACTGACTGACGCTAAGTTGGCGATGGTCGATCTTGGCATGAGCGGCGGCGAGGCATTTATCTGTGACATGGTGCGGCAACGTCGCGGAGTCTTCGCCAGAGGCGTTATAGGGTCGCCGTGGTCAGAGGTGCTGTCTGGTATTGCCGCAGGTACGGACGGCCATAAACCGTCCCGTGAGACGTTATTCGTCGCCCTACGGGAAAGCGGATGGAAGGACATTGGGCGAGTCATGAGCCGCGAGTATCAGACCCCGAAACACCTCTGGGTGGCTCCCGAGTTAGCAGACCGCAGCAAGTCCGATATTAGGGCGATGGTCGAGGGTAAGCCCGACCTTCAAATGGTAAGAGGGGGCGCGTAGCCCCCTCCGTTAATCGTCAAAAAGAATGGATACCAGTACGGTAAGCGCTACCGCTATCAGGAATCCCGCCATAGTGTCGCCCTCGCCGTGTCAATACATCGCCCGAGATAGGTCACCCAATACCGGCGAGTGCAACGGGTCAGCCGTGGATAGGATGGGGTCAGCCCCCATCGTTCGTGAAACTCGGTCACGGCCTACCCTCCAACGCTCGGCGCACTTCCTCCACAAAAGGCGCGAGTTCCCTAACCGTCAAGTCGTCATCCCATGCACTGATAAACGCCCGCACAACCGTTTGGAGCCGCGCAGGGTCAGGGGGTGCGCGGTAGGTGAGGGGTGTATCGTCGTCGGCAAACATGGCCTCTAGTTCTTGCAGGGTGGGTATATGTGGTTTTTCCATATGTTCACCAATAGACCGAAATGGGATTAATGCGACGGCTAGATCGCCAGTTTGGGGGCGGTACGTGTCGCCAATCGTAGCCGCGTGAATACCAGTAGCCTAGTTGCCAGAGTTTATGCAGACGCATACGGCCTCCGCAGTTGATAGCGAGCGTATCGCTTGCCGTTGGTTGTCTCCGTCTTGCACTCGATATCAAGCCCCTCTCGCCTTAGTTCGGCAATCCGAGCGGCAAGGCGAAAACAGCCGTAATCCTGGAGCGCGTCCAACGGGGTAAGCGACCGCCCTAGAATCAAGGCGGCGCGTATCTGGTCATTCTGCGACATCTAGGGGGTCTCCTACGTTGACCTCTTCTACTTCCCAATCAAGGGTGGAACAAGCCACATGACCGGCTTTCACGATAGATAGGGCTATCTCTGCGGCTTCGTCCTCATCCCTTGCGCCTACGCTCACAACCTCTTGCACGGTCGCATATAGCACTACGTCAAAGTACTTCATGCGATAACCTCCGCACCTTTTGCGTCGATCCGAACGCGCTCGACGGGTTCGTCGGTAACGTCAAACACTTCCCACCCTGTCACCTCGCTTCCGATTAGTTCGTCAAATCCCCATTTGGCGGGGTGGTATGCGTCCTCGTCCTCGTCAATTTCTAGATGAATTATGACAGCGTACTTTTTCATGCGCCCTCCTGCGGGTCGCCTATCGTGGTTTCATACTCAATCAGCAACTCAGAATCGCTCATGTTGTCAAAGCCAACAAAGCCGAATTGCAAGTAGTCGCCTAGCAAGGCTGTATCGCCTCGCAGAGCGGCTTCGTAGATGTATTGAACGGCTTCGAGCGTCAAAGCCTCAATCATTTGTTCTCGCGTCATAACGCCTCCCCTGTGGCCTTAGCGATAGCGGCTCGAACCTCTGCAAGCGTTTCCCATGCGGGGTGTTCTCGCTCGGGGTCGTACTCCGGCAGGATGCCCTCAAGGTCGGCAAGCGCACAACGGCAAGCGTCCAGAAGGTCAGGCGCGGCAGAGAGTAGGTCGCCCGTATACTTGCCACGCGCTCCGATAACTTCGATTTTCATGCGGCCTCCGTTTTCTTTTTAACGTCTTCGATGAAGTCTTCAGCGTGTACCACCCCGAGATGGTCGAACGCCTCGTCGTCGTCGTCCCACGTTTCCACCGCTATCTCGTGGGCTTCCTCGGGTGTAGCGGCCTCCACTTCTAATTGGTAAGCGTGATGTTCTACGCGGCAGAGCGTGACAGTAAAGCGGCTCATGTGTTTTCCCCCGTGGCTTTTGCGATGGCGGCTCGGGCGGCTGCGAAGTGATAAAGCACATCCAATCCATCGTTGGCTGCGCTTGTTCTCGCCCCATGTAGTGCTGCGCTTTCTACATTCAGCAAAGCGATCAGGGCTTCGAGGAGTTCCGGTGCGGCGGCGATCAATCGAGCATTGGCTTCTAACGTGTCGGCGTCGATATCGTCGCAATCAAGCATGGCAACGCGGCCACCTTCACCGATTACATCTAAATTTTCGGCGGCAATTGTTCCGTCTACCGTCCACGGATATGGAGTGTGAGCGTTCATGCGGCCTCCGACTTGATAGCGTCAACCATGTGTTCGGCAATCTCTCGCCAGTTAACGTCAGACAGGAAGGCGCGGGCATAGTCAGCGGCTAACCCCTCGACGGTAGCGCACTCGAACAACACTTGATCGGCGTAGTCAGACAGGCCGTCAGCCAATGCGTCGATATCGTCAGCGTCAAAGCCTGAGAAATAGTCAGAGGGGTCGAACCCGTCGAATATCTCCAGATTGACGCGCCAAGTGGCGTAGTTCGTCCATCCGTTGTAACGGCTGTCGGTGTCGTTGATTGTGTATCCCATGATGGTTCTCCGTGTTTGGTTGTTAGTTAGGCGGCTTTGGCGATAGCGTTAAAGGCTTTCCAATAGGTCAAGGCAGAGCGGTAGTCATCGCACCTCACCTTGTCGTGTACGTCGCCACGAGCGTTGCGGACGATGACGCACCACCACGAGCCAGAGCGCGAAAAATGGGTAGACCAATCGTTTTTGAAAATCTTTACTTTCGAGGATGCGTAAGACATTGCTTTATCTCCTAGTCAGTTATTAGTTGCGGGCGTAGTCGATCAAGGCAGCGATACCGGCTGCAGTGATGCCACCTGCTCCGAGTGTAAAGGAATCTATGACAATGGCAACACAAGCAAGGGTGAAGCCTACGAACACGATGGAGTTGAGGAAGTGAGTCATTTTGCGATCCTCGCAGTTAGGTAGACGGGTGAGCAGTTGGTTAATGTGGCGGCAAGGTTTACCGCTGCACGAGCAGACGGGGCGCAGATGCGCTCCGCTGCCACGTTGCTAGTGCCACGAAAGTAGACTGTAAAGAGTTTCATTATTTGATAACTGGCAAGAAGGTCGGAGAGGCGATCTTTCCGCCTTTCGGGAATACCAACTGCTTGGCGTAGGCTTCTGCGAGGTCGAGCGTTGCGAAGTGTCGAGACACTCCGACGTAGTTATCGGAGTCGAGATCGTGCAACGTGACTTTGTAGCAGTTGCTAAGGTCTTTGCGAAACGCAGGGTTTACGTAGTGAACCTTTGACATCATGTTCGTTGAGTCGTTGATAAATGATGCAAGCATGGCTAGTTACTCCGTGTTTATGTTGTCAACGATTCCATTACAACATGTCCTGCCTATCGTGTCAACACAAGTTACATGACTACGATGCTATGCAATATTGACAAGCATTGAACCGTAAAAGGTTAGTAAACATCGAGGGGTGACTACTTACGTCGAAACTACTAAAAAACAAGATGTTTTGGAGAATGTAAGTAAAAAAGAGAGTTTCTAGCCTGATTCGTAAAAGTGTACCGTGTAGAAAACTAACTTAAAAAAAATGACTACGTACTGACATTACTGACAGACTCCCCTTGTTTCGGCTTTCCCCTTTCCCTTTGTTGCATCCACGCAACACTAACTGTTGCATCTACGCCACAACATAGCCATGTTGCACAAACGCAACGTGTTGCATCTACGCAACATAACGTATTGCAAACGATTCGCTTACGCATGATGAGAAGCATTAGCATCCAGGCTTGTGGTACACGCACAACAGGGTGTTGCGGCAAAACAACAGGGGGGGTAGGGCCATGGGTTGACCGGTCACGATTACGATGCCCTCACAAAAACTTTTTTATTTTTTTTAAACTCTGCTAACATTCCTTTTGCAACGTCTGACCAGATGCGCTGGTAGCGACCGAGAGGTAACTGAAGCGGTTTTGATGACTTGGATAATTTGAATGTCCAAGAGCCGCACAATCTAAGGCACTAAACGTATCCCTAGACGCTTCCGCCTCGGCACACAGGCTCCACGGTTGTTGGAGATCGCGGCCTCCCGGCAGGATCACCCTGCACGTTGCCCTTCCTTCCTTGCCAAACCTTCTGTTACAGTCCGCTTATGTCGATACGTATGTCGGAGTTGGAGTGGGCAGAGTTTGCTGCCAAGTCTCTGGTATGCCGCTCTTGCTTCTGGGCCGCTCAAGTGACTAGGGTTGCTGAAAAGGTTTGGTGTGCCCACGCTGTCCACCACGGTTGGATGTCTGACGTTCCCGCCTGTTCTGGCAAAGAGTTCCGGTATGAACCTCGTAACAGAATCCTTTAAGTCCATTCCTTTTGCGCCTCGTGAACTGAAGGCATCGCCGGAGGTTCTGCAAAAGATTTACGATGCCGCCAAACTCGGGCTAAAGGGTGACGCCTTAGCCTTTGCGGCTGGGTTGTTGCCCGTTGAGTACCGTAGACTCTGCCAGTTAGATAACGCGGCTGCGGTCGCCGAGGGGAAAGGTCGTGCGGACTCTGAGGTTGAGGCAGCGTCGGCCTTGCGAGAAGGCGCGATTAATGGGGACACCAAAGCCGCGCTCGCCCTGCTCCAAAACCTTCATGGTTGGGTGGCTAAACAGCAAGTCCAAGTTGATATTAAATCCCAGATTAGTATTGTCGCCGCGCTGCAAGAGGCAGAATCTCGCGTCTTGGCGGGCCGCGTATTTGACGCTACACCGGATCAATTAGCGCATGAGGCTACTGAGCCGCTGACCCTGAAGGACGAACGTGCAACAGCCGATCTATAGCCCCGAAGATGAAGAATTACTCATGTCGAAACTTTGGTCGCCCACGATCAAGGACGACCCAGAGGCCTTCGTGCTACTCGCTTTCCCTTGGGGCCAGAAAGGCACGCCACTCGAACACTTCAAGGGTCCGCGTAAGTGGCAGCGGGAAATCCTGCGCGACATTGCCGCCCACACTGCGAAGAACAAGACCGCCACTTCCTACGAAGTCCTGCGTATGGCTACGGCTTCCGGTCGCGGTATCGGCAAGTCTGCGCTGGTGTCGTGGCTCATCCTCTGGATGCTGAGTACCCGGATTGGCTCAACGACCATTGTGTCGGCTAACTCGGAAGCGCAGTTACGCTCAATCACATGGGCAGAAATTACTAAGTGGGCAGCGCTCCTTATCAATTCGCATTGGTTTGAGATTAGCGCCACCCGCGTGATGCCTGCTAAATGGCTTGCCGAACTGGTTGAACGTGACCTTAAAAAAGGTACGCGCTACTGGTCGGTCGAAGGTCGCCTGTGGTCCGAAGAGAACCCCGATTCGTATGCGGGTGTCCACAACTTTGACGGCGTTATGGTGATTTTCGACGAAGCCAGCGGTATCCCTGACCCCATCTGGGCGGTCACGGCGGGGTTCTTTACAGAGAACACCCCGAATCGTTTTTGGATGGCCTTTAGCAACCCCCGTCGTAACGAGGGCTACTTCTTCGAGGCGTTCCACTCTAAGCGTGCGTTCTGGAACACCCGCAACATTGACGCTCGCACCGTTGAAGAAACCGATAAGTCGGTGTATCAGCAGATCATCGACGAATACGGCATCGACTCACCCCAAGCCAAGGTGGAAGTCTATGGAGAGTTTCCGTCAGAAGGTGACGACCAATTTATACCGCCTAGCCTTGTGGATTTGGCGATGTCGCGTAGCAAGTACAAGGATGAGACGGCGCCTATTGTTATTGGAGTCGATCCGGCTCGCAGCGGAGCGGACTCGACCGTTATCGCCGTCCGCAAAGGTCGAGACATCATCGCCATCAAGCGCTTTAAAGGCGAAGACACGATGGAGATTGTTGGCCGAGTTATCGACGCGATTGAAGAGTACCAACCCACACTCGTCGTCCTCGACGAAGGCGGATTAGGCTACGGCATCCTTGATCGCTTGAAAGAGCAGCGCTATAAGGTAGTGCGTGGCGTTAACTTCGGATGGAAGTCCAAGACCCCGGCTATGTGGCAGAACAAGCGTGCGGAGTTGTGGGGCGAAATGAAGTCGTGGCTGAAAGACGCTGCGCTACCCAATGATAGGCAGTTAAAGGCTGACCTGACAGGGCCAAAACAGAAAATTAATTCCTCTGGCTCTATCTTGCTGGAGTCGAAGAAAGACATGAAATCGCGTGGCCTTGCATCGCCTGACGCTGCTGACGCCATCGCTGTCACGTTTGCTTATCCCGTGGCGCACCGCGAATACCGCGAGCGACCGCGCACGATTACCACGAGCCGCGAGAGCGGCATGATCAACACTTGGATGGGTGCCTAATGGCTAAGAAGTCTGTCAGCCTCTCAGTTGGTAGAGGAGAAAAGCAGTCCGTGTCAAGAGGGGCGGGATTGACCGCGAAAGGCCGTGCCCGGTACAACAGAGCAACCGGCAGCAATTTAAAGGCACCTGCGCCAAATCCTAAAACCAAGAAGGATGCAGCCCGTAAAAAATCCTTTTGCTCTCGAATGTCAGGTGTGGTAAAAAAGGCGAAAGGCCCAGCAGAACGGGCTAAAGCCAGTTTGCGCCGATGGAAGTGCTAACGACTAAAGTCTGTTTGGTCTGCCAAGCCGATATTAGCCACAAGCGGGCTAATGCTATGTATTGCTGTCGGCAACACAAATCGGTTGCCGGTGGGAAAAGACGTAATTACAAGCAAGCCTACCAGCAGAACAAAGAAGCGCGTAAGGCTCAAGCGTTAGACTTGTACCGAAAAAACAGAGAAAGCGCTAAAAAGCGCATGTTGGAATACCAAAAAGCCAATATGCACTTGTTTCGTGCTTCTGCCGCAGAACGAAGGGCGGCAAAACGCCAAGCATCTCCACGTTGGTTGTCAGAAGACGACAAATGGTTGCTTAAAGAAATTTACGAAACCGCGTCCCTACGGTCTAAACTTACAAAAGTCAACTGGCACGTTGACCATATTGTGCCTTTAAAGCATGATTCGGTTTGCGGGCTGCATGTGCCTTGGAATTTGCAAGTGATTACGGCGGCGCAAAACATTTCCAAACACAATAGGTTCTGAAATGGCTGCAAAAAAGGGTCTCTATGCAAATATTCATGCTAAACGCGCTCGAATCGCTGCGGGATCGGGCGAAAAGATGCGTAAACCGGGTTCTAAGGGCGCTCCAACGGCTGCCAATTTCAGAAAGTCAGCCCTTACCGCCCGAAAACCCCGTAAAA